CCTAAATGCACGGCTAAAAAAAATTTATACGTTTGCAATTATTCTTGAACCTTTTATTTTTAAAAAAAAAATAGAAATAAACTCTTATCAATATGGCTACTACTGGCAAATTTAACGGCACGCTCCTAAACGTTTACACTGACGACACGATTATTGGGTGCGCGACCTCCTCTGAACTATCCGTAAACGTTGACCTTGCCGATGCAACTTGCAAAGACGATGGCGGCTGGGCAGACCATATCCACGGTCTTCGCGATTGGTCCGTTTCAACAGACGGATTGGTTGCATACGATGGAACAAACAACATTGGCGACTTTTACACTCTACTAAGTGGCAGAACGTCCGTAACTTTGAAATTCACTACTAACGTAACTGGTGACCTAGTATTCTCTGGAAGCGCTAGCGTTGCATCAATCAGCGTATCGGCTGAAATGGAGGCCGCGGTTACTTACTCTGTTGAATTTACCGGTAAAGGAGTTTTGACAAAAGGAACAGTTCCAGCCTAATTAATTTAATTTGGCTAACTTTGCTGAATGAAACAAACCGCAAAAACATTTATTGAGGTTAACGGTAAAAGTTACCTTGTCAAATTTGGAATGGGCGCGTTAATGCATTTTAGCGAGCCTTTTGGTGGCGATGTCGAAAAGACAATGCAACAATTACAAGCCGGGGGAGTTCAACAAATAAAGGCAATAGGTAGGTTTATTTATTCGGCTTTGTATGTTGACTCTCTTTACAAGGAAATTGAATTGGATTTAAGTTTAGAGGATATTTTAGATTGGTTGGACACCTCACCAATTAGCCAATTGCAAGAAATTAGCGAAGTTATGGCGGCTGGCATTTCTGCAATTTCTGAGGTTAAAGCACCAACGGTTAAAAATATTACCGCATCAAAAAAAAAATAACCTTTAGTGACATTTGTCATTATGCGTTAGGGGAGTTAGGTTTAGAGCCTAACTCCTTTTATTTTATGTCCTTTGCTGAATATTTGTCTGTTTCTTATGGCTATCAAGTAAGGGAATCAAAGCACGAAAATTTATTTCGTACTATTTGGGTTCAGCTGAACAATGTAAACGCCGCAAAAAAATCGGACCTAATTAAGAATCCAGAAAAATATTGGGAAATTCCTTTAATTGATTTTAAAGAAGTTAAAATTCCAAGCCAAGAAGAGATGTCAAAAGCTTACGAAATTGCAAAGCAATGGCAAAACCTTAATTTTACAGAGGAGGCAAATTTTGACTCAGTAACAAAACAAATTAAATAGATGGCATCACAGTTAAAAATTGACATAATTGCTGGCATCGATAAGCTATCGGCAAGCCTTAAAGATGTAGAAAACAAATTCAGCGCTTTAGGTGATAAAATGAAAAAGGTTGGGGCGACGTTATCCGTTGCCGTTACCGCACCAATAACCGCAATCGGTGCAGTTGCTGCCAATGAATTTGCGTCTGTCGAAAAAGGATTAAGAGAAATTAACTCTTTATTTGGTTTGACTGGCAAAGAAGCCGAGAAAAATTTTGGAATGCTTTCCAAAGTTGCCGAGGACGCATCCAAGGAATTAGGTATTTTACAAAGCGACGTTGTGCCAGCTATGTATAACGCAATTTCCGCCGGTGTTCCGTCTGAAAATATTTTTGATTTTATTAGGGTAGCTGGAAAAGCTGCTATTGGTGGAGTTACTGACCTAAATACTGCGGTTGATGGTTTAACGTCAATAATTAACGCCTTTGGTTTAGAAATGAGCGACGCCGGGGCCGTAGCGGATTCAATGTTTGCAGCCGTTCAAGGTGGTAAAACAACATTTGAGGAATTATCAAACTCAATATTTAATATTGCACCAGCTGCGGCAGCGGCTAACGTATCAATGCAAGAGGTTAACGCTGCTATTGCTGCCTTAACTGCTGGGGGTACGCCTACATCCGTTGCAACAACTCAAATTAGAGCGGCTTTGACAGGATTACAAGCGCCATCAAAAGAATTAAACGCAATATTCGAAAGGTTAGGATTTCAAAATGCACAATTAGCGATTGAAAGCAAAGGTTTACAATTTGCTTTAAACGCAGTTAAAGAGGCAAGTAACGGAAATAATGGAGTTTTAAAAACTTTGTTAGGGAGTACTGAAGCCGTAGCGGCGGCACAAGTTTTGGCTGGTACTGGAGCGGCTAAATTTTCAGACGAACTAGATAGACAAGCCAATTCCGCTGGTGCGGCTGCTCAAGCTGCTGCCGAAATCGACAAATCTTTTGGTCGAGAAATGGAACGCACAAAGGTTGCGGCAAATAACTTGGCTATTGCGATAGGAAAAAACATTGCACCAGCTTTAAGCGCAATGAATAAAGTGCTTGAAAAGGTTATTAACTTTTTTTCTAATTTAAGTCCAACAACGCAAAAAGTGGTTGTTGTGGTTGCTGCTTTAGCTGCATCGATTGGCCCTCTTTTACTTGGTATTGGCTCTATTATTTCAATAATCCCTACTTTAACCGCTGGTCTTGCGGCCGTAAAATTTGCCTTAGCTGCTATTAGCGGTCCTGTTGGTATTGTCATTGCAGCCGTTACCGCTTTAGCAATTGCAATTATTTCGAATTGGGATACAATTAAAGAAACGGTTCAAAAATTAGCCAATACGTTTATTGAATTTGGAGTAAAAATATTAGAATCAATCAAGCCTTTTGCCGATTTCCTAAATATGGGTTCATTGGTCGAGGCTGGCATTCAAAAATTAAATCAAACTTTAGCAGAAAATAAAGCCGCTCAAAATACACAAGCGGCAAGTTTAGAAAAAACTAGTATTTCAGCTGAAAAAGTTGCTAATAAAATTGACACGGTTACAGATTCCACGGAATTATTAACGGAGGAACAAAAAAAGGCGTTAGAAATTCATAAAGATTATTTAAAATTTTCAAAAGAATATGAATTAGCGCTGCAAGACATTACTTATTCGACAAAAAATTACAAAGATGAGATTGCTGCGGTTGCTCAAACGTTAAATCAACCTAGCCAAAGTCCATTATTAAGCCAAATTAAAGACATTGACGCGGCTTTTAATGCGTTCAAGAGCAAGCCAACAACAACAGGTCCAGCCTTAGACACGCCAAATTTATTGGAGGGTATAGAGTACACGCCAGAAATGGACGCGGCGGATAAATTGCACATTCAAAACGCTGAATTATTAAACCAAAAATTTGCTGAACAAAGAAATTTGGGAATGGAAATGAGCGGGATTTTTGGCCCTATGTTGGCAAATTCATTTACTCAAATGTTTGAGACTGGAAAATTTGGTTTTGCATCTCTATTAGATGGATTAAAAAAGATGGCAATACAATTGGCGGCAACTGCTGCGGCTGCGTTTGCCTTAAATCTTTTATTAGGCGGTGTTGGAATGGCTGGTTTTGGTAAAGGTTCTGGAGGCTTTAAAAACATATTTAAAGGTTTAGGAGGCGGTGGATTAGGTGGTTTAATGCCTTTTGCAAACGGTGGTATTGTCAGCGGACCAACGCCAGCGCTTGTGGGTGAGTATACCGGGGCGCGAACTAACCCGGAAGTAATTGCACCTTTGTCTAAATTGCAAAACATGATGGGCGGAAATGTTACCTTTACTATTAGCGGCGACAATCTAGTTGGAACGCTAAACAGAGCGAATAAAACAAGAGCAAGAAAATTCTAAAAGATGGCATACGGTCTAAAGTATACAATCCCTTTTAAAGATATCGACAATTATTCCAACGTTGTTGAGATTTATCAAGACGGTTTTGTTGGTTCGTCAACTGAATTAATTGCAACCGACGTGCCAGCCGTGCATAAATATGAGCGCGAGGATAACGAGGACATTACGTCCTCAATTATGTCCTTAACGCTTACGGTTAGTTTTTATTCTACTGAAAACACAGATTTTACTAGCTTTTTCAGCTACTCAGACCGCGAATTTTTGGTAATTCATAAATTTGAGGGAGACATAGTATTTAAAGGCTACCTATTAAACGACATAACTGGCGAGCCATTCCAAGACCCGCCTTACCCGGTTGTACTAACTGCAACGGACGGACTTGGACAATTAAAAGAGTTTCAAATGGTTGGGCCAAGTGGTGACACTGATTTAGGAACTTTATTTATTAACCAGCTAAATAGTTTAGATTTAGATTTAAATATTGAGGTGTGTAATGACCTTTACGAGGGTCTTGTTATGGATAACACGTTGTCAATATTTGCACAAGCTGCTGGCGATAATTTAAAAATTCAAGAAAATACATTTGAGCAAATAGAAATTAACTCCTTTGATTTTTTGCTAGAAATTTGCAAATCTTTTGGCTGGGTATTGTTTCAAGCCAACGGTAAATGGAGAATCCAAAGGGCAATTGGAAAAAATATAAATACAACAACAACCTATTTGCACAATTACGACACCTTAGCCGTAATAAGTAGCACAATAGAAACAGATTTGGAACTAGTTGCGGACCAGTCAAACGCAAATAGCGATTGGATACCTGTTAACGCTGACCAGCTTTTGCAATATCAAAGGCCAATAAAAAAACTTACTTTAACGCAAGGCGGTTTAGGCCAGTCTATAATTTCCAACGGAGAATCTTTTAACGAATCAAGCTGGTTTTTGGAAGGTCCTTACAAACCTTACGATTGGACGATTACTCCAGACCCGGATTCGGCACCTATTCAAATTTTTCCTAACAATATTCCGGCACAAAGCGGATTTGATGACGAGCAAGGAGTTTCGTGGGACATACGTTTTGAG